ACCAGTATTGCCGATAGCACCTGTCGCACCTGTATTTCCTTGAGAGCCTGTATTGCCTTGAGAGCCTGTCGCTCCAATGGCCCCTGTAGGGCCTGTGTTGCCCTGTGAGCCTGTATTACCAGTCGCCCCAGTATTACCTGTGGCTCCAGTATTACCTATTGCTCCAGTAGGTCCTGTTGGACCTGTTTGCCCTTGCGAACCAGTAGAGCCAGTATTGCCGACACTGCCAGTAGGACCAGTGCTACCCGTATTACCTTGCGCACCAGTTACTCCTGTTGACCCTGTGGATCCAGTAGGCCCTGTGCTGCCTGTACTACCTGTAGATCCAGTAACACCTGCGGATCCAGTACTACCGACATTGCCTGTGCTTCCTGTAGATCCTGTGGATCCAGTTGGGCCAGTCTGTCCTTGGCTTCCTGTATTACCTTGGGATCCTGTAATAGATGGTCCAGTTGGTCCTGTTGCACCGCTTGCTCCTTGAATGCCTTGAGGACCGACAGGTCCTAGTTCAATAACTTGATTTTCCTGAATAGCCACATTGTAAACATTTGTGGTTGTAGGAATTAAAACTGTTGAAATACTATTGACTGTGCTAGTCATTATTGTACCACGCTTGCCTGTACGACAAATGCGCCTTGAAGAATTTGATACACATTGTTTGCTGAATCTGTGTAGTTAATTGCATAAAAATAGTTACCAGCGGCTAACGCTGTTGTTTGAGCAGGGGTTAGTGTAAAAGTTACTTGACCAAGACCAGCGGCAATTGTTGCCCGTCCATTGGCTACAGACATTTCTGTAATAAGGTTGTTGCTTACATCGCGTACTTGCATATCAGCATTGTAACCCGTTAGGTTTACAGCAAGGTTATCAATATTCCAAATAGGAGCAAGTGTAAAAGTTGTACCTTTAATAACAGTAATATTATATCTGCCTGGTGTCACTTTATCTCCTATGCCGTTGTGGTTATGCAGTAGCCATAACCGCCATTTGTTAAAATATCAACTTCAGTTTGAGTAATGACATATTCATGTCCACCCAAATAGCAGTAATCTGCTGCTTGTGTTTCATCTACTCCAGGTGTACGCTCACGTACAATGGCTGTGCCATAGACAAGAATGCTGTCTCCACGTGCAATTTTATAGCGCCAAAACAAACGACTAAAACCTGCTGGTGATTCATTCACCGTAGGCGGTTTAAAGATGTATGTCATGGCTTCCTTTCGTTGGGTGTTGTCACCTGCCCCCACGTGCGAGAGCAGGTAACAACTAACTCAAATTATGAGTTGTGGATGCTTGAAGTTGATTCCAAGCGAACCAATGCAGCGTCACGGTAACGGCTCCAGCCGAGTACACCGTACCAACCGATTGGACGGAAACGCATTAACTTGTCAACAATTGGTCCGAAGATAACATGTGGCTCTTCAGCAACTGCTTCTGCAAGTGCTTGCTTTCCAGCGACGAGTGTACGGAATACACGAGTACCGCCAGTAGCATATGTATAACCAGATGTACCAAAGGTACCTGTGTTACCTGTTGAACCTGTACCATCAGTTGTGTTGAACAAACGTGGTGATTCTACGAACATAGAACCTTCGTATGTTCCGATAGTGCCTGGCCAAAATTCTGACGCACCATTCTCTGCATACTTATGGTCATCGCGCCATCCGCCTGCTCCTGTTTCAGAGCGTAGGTCGTATGAAACTTCTGGGTGGATACCAGTCCAGTAGTATTCTCCTTGGCGTGGAACAGCCTTGTTAGCACGCAACTTAGCAACTGCAGTACGGATCATTGCTGCTGAGATTACGTCAGTTCCAATGATTGACTTCTGTGTTGTTCCGTTGGTGTAAGTTCCAGCGTATGTTGAAACGATTGAGCCGCCTACCTTAGCAATTGCGTTTGGTCCGCCAACGAGGACGTTCAAAACGTTTGTGTCAAGTGAGTCAGCCATGTTAAAGGCGATGATGTCAGCAATTGCTGGGTCAACATCTGATAGTGAGAACAACTCCAACTTACGTGTAGCAAGTGAAGCGTTTCCATATTCATTCAGAGCGACTGAAACAGTTGTTGTGTTGCCTAGGGCTACAGCATCTGGATCCATGTCTTCTGAAAGTGGTGCTGTTACCTGTGATAGGTCTGTGTAAATCTGGAATACTACAGACGAACCAGGCATAGCCTGTTGTACTGGACGCTTGTCCGCAACGTCGCGGATAAGAGGCACAGCACGGAGAGCGAATTCAACATAACGGTCATAGGCTGCGTTGACTAGGGAAGTACCTAGGGAACCGCCTGATGTATCTGTATATGCGTTGCTCATGTGTCACCTTCTTTCTTTAGGGTTTTTGTGCGATGGATAGAATTAACTACCGACGGCGTTGGCTTACATTTCCTGTTAACGCATTTAGATCTTCTATAGATTTTGCACCAGCGACTTTGGCCATAAGGTCTACGTCGCGTGTAGGTGCTGATGCGTTTTGAGTAGCGGCATTAATTCGTTGATACGATGCCTGATTTGCTGCCTTCTCTGGGTCGGTAGGAGCAGATTCACCTGCGGGTGCAAAGCCGAATACATCGGCATTTTCTGCAAGCCATGAGTCAATCTGTTCTGGCGTACTGACGTCGCCTGGTATAAACTTGGCTACCTTGTCAGGTACGCCTTTCGTTGCCAATACTTCCTTGACGGAACGACTGCGAAGATCTGATTGAATCTGGGCAAGTTGTTCAGATAGTTCTTTCTTTTCACGCTCTGCTCTTTTCAAAGCCTTGCGTAGATTGGCAGGACCATCTGATTGAACTTCTTGTTCCACATCTAGATCGTCTTCTTCGTCTTCATATTGGTTTGCCATATGGCACTCCCTTTCATTGATGGATGCGTAAGCCGCAACTTCACCCAGGGGAAGGTTAATTGGCTCTTACTACCAGTCTTAATACGCGTCATCTATGCTGGTCAGTAGTGACGGATTTTATTTACTGTAGTCCGCTTGTATCTCGTGGACCTAGGCTGCCAGTAACGGCACCTGCTGAACCGCTGAATGCTGATGCTTCAGCAGTCTTAAGTAAATTAATTTGTTGCTGCGCTGCAGCAGCGCCTGTGGTATCAAAAGTTGCGGCTGTAAGTGCTTGACCAACGTTTTGTGGGCCAGTAACTCCTGCTCCATAACGACCGGCAATTGATTGAAGTGCTGGTTGTTCTGCTGCGATAGCCTGAAAACCTTGTTGGGCTTGAGATTGTGTAACACCTTGTGCAGCCAATTGCATTTGAAGTGAATTGTTATTAAGCAATCCGCCACCTTGTACATTGCCACCAGTATTACCAACGGTGATTGCTACACCAGCACGGGCTGCTTCTGCAGCGATTGTTGCTGCGTTATATTCTTGTTGAATAACAGGTGCTGTAACGGTTGGGTCAAGAAGGTGTGAAACAAGTGATGATTGACTAAGGCCAAATTGAGATTGCAATTGAGCAATAACTGCTGGATCTTCATTTTGTATTGCAGATGTAGCGGTTGATACGCGTGAAGCCACTTCTGCTGGAGAAACATCTTGTGCCATAAGATTGCCAAGATATGATGTTTGCATAAGTGGGCTACTTGCTGGAATACCAGCCATTGTCATTACCTGCTTATATGCTGTTTCATTAGCGATATATGTTGCAGGGTCAATAGGGTTAAGTCCAGCGGCTATACGGGCTTGATTGCCAGGGAAACGAGCCTGCCATGATGTAACAAGTTGATTGGCTGCGGTTAATTGTGAGCCTTGAAGATTTAATCCAGTAATTGCTGTTGTTGGATTGGGAGAATCTAAAATGCTAATAATGGTTGTAGAGTCAAGACCATTTTGAGCAAGGGCTGTAAGACCAGCACCAATATCTGCAGATAAACCATAAGATTCAAGTAATGCTGTAGCCTGTGCGGCAGCGTTTGCTTGATTGGTTTGTGTTGCAAGTGCTTGAGCAGATGTTGCATTGTTTGCTGCACTTTGTGTACCAGCCTGTGTAGTCTGAGTATATGTTCCACCTTTACCGTCTGCATAAACGGTAGTAACAGTATATGTTCCATCTCCATTTGGAGTAGAATTGCTACTAACAACATTACCCGCTGCTGGATATTGTGGTGTTTCAGTAGTCGTTCCACCATATTGTTGAACAACAGTATTAAATGCTTCTCCGCTTGTTGCGTTAGATGCTTCTACTGCAGCGGATGCTGCCTTGTCTTCTGGAACACCAAGGTTAATCATACGTTGTACTTGAATATCACTTGCCACTATGCCATCACCTGCCAAGAACGAGCAAGGTCTGCGCCAGTTGGGTTAGTTGGGCCAGTAGAAGCAATTGGCGTGTATTGTTGTTCTACTTGTCTATCTGTAGTAGCCATTAGCCATTAACCCCACATCTTTTGAATAAGTGAATCTGCATTGCCAAGCAAAGTTGTTTGAGCATTTCTTGTATTAAGCCATTGAGGTAA